TTTAAATTAGGAATGAATGAAGTTCAGCAAATTAATTTAAATGTTCAAAAAGAACAACTAGAAAAAGAATTAAGTGAAATTCAACAACACGAACAAAATTTAATTAAAGAAATTGAAACCAAGTATGGTAAAGGAAATATTTCATTAGAGACAGGAGAATTTATCCCTGTTTCTTAACTTTGAAATATCTATGCCATACATATAATAAAACAAATACTAATATAATATGGCAGAAATTTTACTATCACCCGGTGTACTAGCTAGAGAAAACGACCAATCTCAAGTTACTAGCTTACCTATTCAAGCTGGAGCCGCTCTTGTTGGTCCAACTGTAAAAGGTAAAGTAGGAGTACCTAAACTTATTACTACTTATAGTGAGTATCAAGCTTATTTTGGTACTACTTTTAACAGTGGATCAGTGACAGATGCTCAAACATATACTTATTTTACCTCTATTTCAGCTTACAACTATTTCCAAAATGGTGGAACTAGTTTAATTGTAACTAGAGTAGCCTCAGGTTCATATACTCCAGCAGTATCTCAACCTATTTCTTCAAGCGCAGATATTGGTTCATTAAATGCCTTTACTTTAGAAACTCTAAGTGATGGTGAAATTATGAACAGTGTAGGTCCAGAAGATGCTCAAGGTGTATTAGCAAGCGGTTCAAAAGATAATTTAAGATGGGAAATTGTTTCTCCTAATACGGCTTCAGGTACTTTTGGTTTATTGATTAGAAGGGGTAATGACAGAACAAATAACAAAACTGTTCTAGAAACATGGACTAACTTATCTTTAGATCCTAATTCCTCAAATTACGTAGCTAGAATTATTGGTGATCAAACCTTAACTACTCGTAACGCTGGTACCGCTGATATTTATCTACAACCATCTGGTTCATATCGTAACTCTTCTCGCTATGTAAGAGTAAGTAATGTGGCTTTGACTACTGTAGATTATCTTGATAGTAATGGTGATGTTAGAATTAATGCCTATACTTCTTCTATTCCAATTGCCCAAAGTGGTGCTTTTGAAAATGCCACTGGTAATATCGGAGGAAATAACAAATATTACCAAGATATCACTAACACTAACTCACAAGGTTTAGTAGGAGCCAATTATACTGATGTGTTTAATTTATTAGCAAATAAAGACGAATACAGATACAACATTATTTCAGCTCCTGGCTTAATTGATGCCTTTGCAGGTCATTCAACAGTATTAAGTACTTTAATTACAAATATTGAAAATAGAGGAGATGCTATTGCTCCTATTGACCTAGTAGGATATGGTTCTTCAATTGGTGCTGTAACTAGTCAAGCTGCTTCTCGTGATACTTCATATGCTGCTGCTTACTGGCCTTGGTTACAAACCACAGACCCAGACTCAGGTAAAAATGTATGGGTTCCAGCTTCTACTATGATCCCTGGAGTTTACGCTAATAACGATAGAATTGCTGAAGCATGGTTTGCTCCTGCAGGTATTAACAGAGGTGGATTAGGTCAAGTAATTCAAGCTGAACGTAAATTAATCAACTCAGACAGAGATACTTTATATCAAGGAAAAGTAAACCCAATTGCTACATTCCCTAATACTGGTGTAGTAGTATTTGGACAGAAAACACTACAAAAACAAGCATCAGCTCTTGATAGAGTAAATGTTAGAAGATTGTTAATTGAGTTAAAAGGATATATTTCTCAAGTAGCAGACAACTTAGTATTTGAACAAAACACTACTGCCACTAGAAATCAATTCCTAGCCCAAGTTAATCCATATCTTGAATCTGTACAACAAAGACAAGGTTTATTTGCATTTAGAGTAGTAATGGATGATTCAAATAATACTCCAGATGTGATTGACAGAAATGAGTTAAGAGGTGGTATTTATTTACAACCTACCAAAACTGCTGAATTTGTTTATTTAGATTTTAACATTCTACCTACTGGAGTAACATTTGCATAAACTTTGTAAAAATAACATACATATCATAGAACAAATAAATATACTAAAATGGCAGTACTAAATCCAAACGAAATATTCTTTACCGCTTTTGAGCCTAAACTACAGAATCGTTTTATTATGTATATTGACGGAATCCCCGCTTATACAATTAAAGGAATCAGTGGTCTAGGATTTTCTCAAGACGAAATCAAACTTAACCACATCAATGTTTACCGTAAAGTAAAAGGTAAATTAACCTGGAATGATGTTACTTTGACATTATTTGACCCAATTACTCCTTCAGGTGCTCAAGCTTGTATGGAATGGGTTCGTCTACATCATGAATCAGTAACAGGTAGAGATGGTTATTCTGATTTCTATAAAAAAGATATTACTTTAGACATTCTAGGTCCAGTAGGTGATATTGTTTCTGAGTGGATTATCAAAGGTGCTTTTATTAAGAACTTTGCTCAAGGTGATTTTTCATGGGATAATGAATCAGTAGCTCAAAACTTGACTCTAACTCTAGGAATGGATTATTGCATTTTGAACTTCTAATTTGGCTTTTTAAACAATTATTATTATATTTATATCATGAAATTAAATCAAACAACTATGAAACTAAATCAACTAAGAAAATTAATCAGAGAGGAATTAGCCTCAATGAACGGAGATGAAACAATGTCATCAACATCTCAAGAATTATTTAACAAACTAGAATCTCTTTTAAAGACTCATGACTGGACATATTTTATGTCTGATGATCATAGAGCATTTAACCGTGGTGAATATCAGCACGAAGAAATTAAGTCTCTTATGAATCAACTTAAGAATCTTGGATATGAGGAAAAGGTTAAAAAATTATACAGTATGTATAAACAATAACTATGAAAAAGTCAGAACTAAGACAATTGATTAGAGAAGAGATCTCTAAAACATTAAATGAAGGAAAAATCACCGATAAGATGATTGGAGATTATTGGGATATAATGGTTAAAAACCAACCAGATGATGTAATTGATATGCTAGTTAAATTAACTAGTGGTGAGTTATCATTCCAAGACTTTATGTCAAGTACAGAAGAAGATATCTACGATTCATTTAGAGATGATGAAGAATTTAATGAGGATGATGAGGATGAGGATGATGATTTCTAAAAACAACTAACATTTAATAAAGAGTCAAACAGAAATGTTTGGCTTTTTTATTTCTTTTTCATATCGTACATACATATAATAGAACATAATAAAAATAGTCTATGGCAGAATTAAAGTTACCAACTGAAACAGTTGAATTACCATCAAAAGGTTTACTCTACCCCGAAGATAATATCTTATCATCAGGTAAAATTGAAATGAGTTACATGACCGCAAAACACGAGGATATTCTAACCAACCAATCATATATCCAGAAGGGTGTCGTATTGGACAAGTTAATGCAGGCTCTCATTGTTTCTCCCGTTAATTACGATGATTTAATTGTGGGGGATAAAAACGCTATAATGGTAGCAGCTCGTATTTTGGGTTATGGAGGAAATTACACATTTACTTATAATGGAGAGGAACATACAGTTGATTTAACTCAAATTGAGAATAAACCACTGGATGAAAGTTTATTTACTAAAGGAGTAAATGAATTTTCTTATACATTACCTACAACAAATACCTCCATTACATTCAAAATCTTATCTCATAAAGATGAAAGAGATATTGAACGTGAACTTGAAGGATTAAAGAAAATCAATAAAGAAGCAACACCAGAATTAACTACTCGTTTAAAGTATATTATCACATCAGTTGATGGAGATCGAGAAAAGAAAACAATTCGAGAATTTGTAGATAATTATCTCTTAGCTCGAGATTCTCGAGCACTTAGAGATTATATCAGAAAAGTTCAGCCAGATGTTGATCTTACTTTTTTTCCCAACGGGAGCAACAGTAGAGTCAATATCCCAGTTGGGATTGAATTTTTTTGGCCTGAGTTTGGAGACAGCACCCCAAACACGTAAAAATTTATTTAAACAAATCCATGAAATTGTTTTTCATGGTAAAGGAGGATATGATTGGGAAACTATCTATCATATGCCCATATGGTTAAGAAATTTTACATTCCATGAACTAAAATCCTTTTATGATAAGGAGGCCCAAGAATACGAAAAAGCATCCAAAGGTAATGACACTACCACCGTTGTAGACTCTCAAGGAAATGTTAATGTTCCTGAATTTATGAGAAGTGCTAAAAAACCAACATATTCTACTAGTATGAAGAAATAAGCCCACCAAAAGTGGGCTTTTTCCATATATATAATAAAATACAGAATGGCAACTCCACAAGAATTAGCTGATAAAATAAAACA